TATTCGTACCTGGATGCCTCGGTTAGATAAAAAGCTCAGTCACAGACATTTTGATGTGAGTGTGCTCAAAATGTTCTTCGCCTCCCAGGGTTACGAGAGTGTCGGAGAGAAAGAACACGACACTGCCCACAGAGCTATCTCAGATATTAAGGACAGTTTCTATCTGTACAACCGTTACGCGACTGTTCTAAGTGAACTAACTATCGGGGTGCACTAATGCCTAGTGTGAGCCACTCAGAAGCTGAGAGCTACTTGATGTGCCGCAGGAAGCATTACTACGGTTACGGGCTGAGTATCCAGCGCATTGTGACGAGTCAGGCGTTGTACACCGGCACTGCTGGTCACCGGGTTTTGGAGGTGTTCTACAGGACCCTTCTGAAAGCGGGAGAAACTCCTCGGGAGCAACTTTTGGCTTGGGGACCTGCTTACGACAAAGCTCTGCTTGAGTACGAGCTGATTGTCTCAGAAGGCTACGAGAACCAAACCAATAGGGCTAACTTGTGGGAAGTGCTCTTTGATACCGAATGGGGCTATTTCGCTAACGAGTTCATGGTTTCAAGCGGTTGGACAATCCTAGCTGTCGAAGAAGAGTTCAGCCTTGTCTACGATGAGGAAAACGACAGTAGATACCCGATGGTCATTGACATGATTATGCGGGACCTTGACGGGAACATTGTCGTGGTCGATCACAAGTTCGTCTACGACTTCTACACTCCGAGCCAGACTGACTTGCAGCCCCAGATTCCTAAGTACATTGGCGCGTTGCGAGCAATGAACTACCCGGTAGCGTACGGTGCCTACAACATGCTGAGGACAAGGAAGCTGAAAACTCCTGAACCGAGTTCAATGCAGTTCTTTATGATTCTGAGGCCCACCGCAGAACGTGTGCTCAATACTTTCTTGGAGCAGACAGGTGTGGCAGCAGAGATTCAAGCATTGAACGAACTCACTATCGAAGAACGGAGCATGAAGGCTTACCGGACAGCTAATAAGATGGTGTGCCAATCGTGTTCGTTCAAAGATATTTGCTCTACTGAACTTAGTGGGGGAAACACTGAACTGATGTTGAAGACTGACTATAAGATTCGTGAGCGCCGTCAAATCGGTGTCACGGTGAAATGAAAAGGAGAAGAAATAATGGCTAATCGCCTTGACGAACTAATGACAAGAATGAACGATCTCGGGAACGAGAAAGTTGCTAAAAACCTTATGGCAATGCTGTACGGAAAACCAGGGACAGGTAAAACTGTCCTCTCTGTGGGCCTAGCAAAGAGCATCATCGCTGAAGGCCAGAAGGTGTTGTACATCGACACCAAAGAAGGCTGGGTATCTTTGCAAAACCACGAAGGTCTGATGGAAGATGTCGTGCGTGTGCAGTATTCAGCTTTCGCTGACTTCGCCGTCCTCGCTAACGCAATCGCTAAAGGCGAGAACGGTATGGACGTGGTGGGAGCTGTCGTCATTGACGAGTATTCCACCGCAGCAGAAATGTTGCTTGATGCGCTGTACCGCGATGACATAGGTGCTAACGCTGACGAAATTCCTACCGGAGTCCTTGACCCCAGGCTGTACATGCCGATGGGCGACGCGTGTCGGAAAGCATTAGAGATGTTCCAGAACTTGTCGGGAGTCCACGTAATTGTGATTGCTCACGAGCGTGAGGTTGTGGATCACAGGAAGATGAAAGTTATCAAGCCGGGCTTCTCGCCTAAGAATGGTGACGGACTACAGAAAGCTATGCACGTCACTGCTCATCTCACGACAGAAATCAAAGGTCTTGGGAAGAATACGACTTATGAGCGTAAGGTGCAATCGCACCCTTCGGCGCTTGTTGATGCGAAATCTCGTATCGGCGGGCTGCCCCTAATGACTTCGCCTACCGAGTTTGTTGAGATAGTTACTGATTGGCTGTCCAATGATTCTGTGGGCGTTGTAACCGAGACCAAAACCTTGGCCTCGGATGAGTTGCCTGACGAAGGTGTGCCCGTCTCTGAAGAGTATGATGACGAGCCTGCTTTCGTGGGCGACACTAACTAATAACAATAAGAAAAGGATAAAAATAATGGGACTGTTAGATGATTATGGTATTGATACCACTGAGATTGAAGCACCATCGTATGACATTGAAGATGGCATGTACGAAATGGTTGTTGGAGATGTCTACATCAAGCAGGGCAGCAAGAACTTCCCTGATCGTTCGTGGGTCATCTTCGAGTATCTCGTTGGTGAGGAAGGCAAGAAAGCCAGTGAGCTTTTCGAGCTGCCTGTGGACCCCGGATTCCTTACAGACAAAGAGCACACAAGGTTGGGCTACTATGTAGCTCGTCTTTTGAGCCTCGGCGTAGCGCGTGAGAATGTCAATGACATTGACAAAGATGATCTGGTGGGCCTTACCGGGACTCTTGTGCTGTACACAAGTACGGGTAAGGGTGCGAACGCTGGTAAGACGTTCCAGAACATCAAGAACGTCAAGGTGTCCGAAGCTTCTTCTGAGGCTTCTCAGCCAGCCCAGAAGAATAAAGCCCGCCAGACAGCTGCTAGTAATCCTTTCGCTAAGAAAGAGTAGCTAGGCGGGCTGGTGGTCCCGGAGTTTTCCCTCTCTTTCCTCCGGGGCCACCCTCATCTTAAGAGGGGTATGACACGGGTTTGGTACCCGAGGACGTGAAGCCTTGTGAGCACTATTACTGGGAAGGTAACGATAATGAGTGACCAACGTAGAGCAACAACTGAGTGGGTTAAAGCTTGCGATCTGTCCTGGTTGTTTTGAAACTGGTTGCCTAATGATTGACGCAACGAAAGAGCTGAAAGAATTTTACAACTATGTCTGGGGCGAAGAGTCGCCTACGAACAAACCCACGTTTGTTTACCTACCTATTGAGCACGAATCCAAATGGACTCCCTACATGTTTGAATGGCCTCGGCAACGAGAAGGGGTCATCCGACACACGCTGAAATGGTCGGCAATAAAAGCTAACGTGTTCTATTCACCTGCTTTGTTCAAAGCAGCTAACCCCGCCAAAGAGAATGTACTGGGCAGTTGGATGCTGTGGGTGGACTTCGATGGGAACGCGCCTAAAGAGTGGGCGCAGGAAGCAGAGGAGGGGAAGATATTTATCCCTCCCCCCACTCTGATTATCCAATCCTCCATTGAAGGGCACGAGCACTGCTACTGGAAGCTTGACCACTTCCTGTTAGACATTGAAGAGCTAGAAGATAAAAACAGGGCACTCGCCTATGTGATGCACGCGGATACGTCTGGCTGGGACGCGGATCAAATACTTCGACCAATCCGTACCACTAATCACAAGCGCAACATGCCGGTGATAGTGAAGGAGTGGGAACGTGAAGAGCCATTATAGTCTTGAGGACTTTGCTCATGTACCGTCAGCGCGAAAGATTGTCAGCACTGATTTAGTTTTTGGGGAGCTACCTTCGCTTGAGGATGTACGTACTTTAGCTAAATGGACTTCTGAAATGGCAGACAAGTTCAATAGGGATGCCTCATACTTTGCAGGGCCTCCTAAAAGGGATCGTTCGGCTGCTATGTCGGAGTTGGCTCACCTTGGGGCAGAGCTCGGCTGGGGGGACGAACAGATAGCTCGGATTCTTTATGATGCTGATGATAGGTGGGGGAAGTACAAAACCCGCCGTGACCGGGACCGTAGGCTCACTGACTTCGTGAATCGCGCCCGACAGAAGCATGGCTACAATTCGCTGGACAACGTGGACCTTAGCAAGTTGATTAGTTCCGCTAACCAGAGTGCCCCTGTCATGGGTGAGTCGAAGCTGGTGTGGGGGTACCAAGATTTTGTGGATGCTGAGTTCAAGATTGAGTGGGTCCTGGATGGACTACTGGCTCAGGGGGGCTTTGGGCTTATTACTGGGTATCCGGGGACAGGTAAGACACAGTTGTCTATTGCTCTTGCGGCACATATGGCTTTGGGGGAAAAGAAGTTTCTGACTTGGGACAACATTGCGGGGAAGAAGAAGGTCTTATTCTTGTCGTTGGAAATGTCAGCTGCACCTCTAAACCATTTTATGGGCACTATTGGTAAGGCTTACCCGGACAAGAATACTTTGAACCGTAACTTCCTGGTCGCCCCGTTCGGAACACCTATCAACCTTGATACACCCGAAGGTCAAGTGTTCTTTGACCAGATAATGAATGATTGTATGCCAGACATTCTCGTCATCGACTCGTTACAGAAGGTGAGCTCTAGAGAACTGACGGATGAGCAAGGGGTCAAGAACCTTATCCACTACCTTTCCACCGTGAGAGCCAAGTATTCGTGCGCCATGATCATGATTCACCACAACCGTAAGAAAGCTAATGACGGACAAAAGAAGGGTGTTGAACTGTCAGATGTGTATGGCAGCACGTATATCACGACAGATGTGGACTTTGTATTATCGCTGAAGACGATTGAGGGCAACCTGCTACAGGTGGACATCCTCAAGAATAGGCTCGGGCCAACGCCTGATGCTTTCCAGATTACTCGTAACCCCGAGAACCTAAGCTTTTCCACCGATATGGGGAATATCTTTAACCAGTTTGATAAGGACAGCAATTTTGAACTTTGATGATATTGATGCGGAGAGTCGTCAGGTGCTGAAGAAACTGTACGACCACCCCGAAGCGGAGATTTCTGTAGACACTGAGGCTACGGGGCTGAGGGTAGCCAGCGGGGAGCACACTTGTATAGGGGTCAGTATTGCGACCCTGATTGATGGGGAACCTCTCAGCCATTATTTTCCCCTCTTCCATTCTGTCGGGGAGAACATAATCCCCGAAACCAGGGGGATGCTTAAATACGTGTTGGAGCGAGATAAAATAACGCTCATCTTTTGTAACGCCCAGTTCGACATTTTATCCTTAGAAACCGTGGGTATAAGGGTCGAACACACGAACTTTATAGACGTACCCACTGTGGCCCACTTAATTAACGAGAACAAACCGTACAACAAAGGGCTTGATTCTCTCGCAGCTTTCTACCTCAAAAATGAGGGCAAGATAAAAGACGCTTTTATTGAGAAAGAAAAGAAGACGGGCTGGCAGAACACTACCTGGCAGATGATGTGGGACTACGCAATACGTGACGCAGAGCTCCCCTGGCGACTCTGGGACCTGCTTCAGCAGATACCCCAGTGGAAAGCCCTACCAGCCGATCTGTGGCCTCACAAGCAGGACCTGGTACGTGTCCTACTGTCTATGAAGCGCCACGGAGTACGCATTGACCAGGACCTTGCTCGGGAATACGTGAGACTCGGGGACGAGCACATGGCTCGAATAGAAAAAAGCATGGGAATCAACCCGGCAAGCCCGAAACAGATGAAAAAACTGCTTATTGACGACCTCGGGTTACCTGTCGTGAAGAAGAGCGCAAAGACGGGAGCACCCAGTTTCGATAAACAGGCCATGTTAGCGTATGATTCGATGCTGGAAAAGCTCGATAACCCCGTTGCGAAGCAAATAAAGGAGTTCCGAGGCTGGCAGAAGGCTGTCAGCGCCGCGTACAGGCCCTATCTTGAGCTACTTGATATAGATGGTCGGTTGAGGTGTAGTTATCGACTACACGGTACTGCTACGGGTCGCCTTTCTTGCGCTGAGCCAAACTTGCAGCAAATTCCTAAGTCTTCCGATAAACCGTGGAATGGGAAGGTCAAAGACTGTTTTATTGCAGAAGAAGGCTATGTCCTCCTCAACGCTGATTTTAGCCAGTTAGAATTGCGTCTCGCTACCGCGTATGCGGGGGAGAAAGAATTGGAGACAATCTTCAATGAGGGCCGAGACATTTTCACGGAGATGTCGAAGCAACTGGGTATGTCCAGGCACGACACAAAGACGCTCGTATATTCGATGCAGTACGGTGCTGGGGAGCAACGCCTGAAAGATGCGTTCAATGTCAGCAGTGAAGAGGCGAAGCGCATCAGGCAAAACTATTTCGCCAGTTACCCTAACTTCCGCCAGTTCAATGAACGATGCACAGCTAAAGTAATGCAGGATGGGCGCATCAAGATTTGGACTGGTCGGGAACGTCATTTCGAGAACCGGAATGACGCTTACAAAGCAATGAATAGCGTGATTCAGGGAGGAGCCGCAGATATTGTGGAGCGCATCATGGTCAGATGTTTCAGGGACTTGGATGGTCCTGACTGTCGGATGTTGCTTCAAGTACACGATTCGATTACATTCGAGGTTAAGGAATCCGCAGTACCCCAAT